TCTAGTTCCGGAATTTTTTCATCTTCCCATGTTCTCCACCACTCACGTTTTATAAGTGCACCTTCCTCGGAGGTAGGTTGTTGCATCCATTGTGCTTGCCACTTGGTTAGTGGAATAGACGCTTTAACACCCATTAAACCTTTCATGGACCAAAAATTACCCCACATAGGTTTATCGTTTATAATTGCCGGAAACTCGACTACTTCCCATTGGTCCGCAGCTGGGTCTTTACCCTGGGCCTCGAGCAGCTTACCAGTAAGATCTTTTACTGACCAACGCGTCATGACTAATACTATAGCACCCCCTGGCTGAAGCCTTTGGCGAGGGCCAGAAGTATACCACTCATAATGAGCATCAAGAACATGAGGAGATAGTGCATCTTGCTCTGAGTGAGGATCGTCGATAATAAGTAAGTCAGCCCCACGACCGGTAATAGCACCGCCAACTCCAGCAGCAAAATACTCACCTTTGTGGTTTGACTCCCATCGTCCTGCAGCTTTCGAATCTGCGGCCAAAGTAACTTCTGGAAATACTTGTGCATACTCTTCTGACTCTATCAAATTTTTTGCCTTACGTCCAAACCTGATAGCTAACTCACCTGTGTGCGTAGTTTGTATTAACTTAGATTTTGGATGACGGCCCATGTAAAATGCCGGAAATAAATGCGACGCAAATTCTGATTTTGTGTGTCTAGGTGGCATATTGACAATAAGTCTTTTAAGCTCACCGTTTGCAATACGATTTAATTTTTCTGCATAAATTTTGTGGTGCTTACCTTCAATAAATTCAGGCCAAACAGTTTTCACAAATTTCATAAAATCGCCTTGAGCGTCTTCTTGCTTTCTAGCAATCTCGTTTCTAAGAAGTAATTTTAAAGTATGCGTATCTAATGATTCTAGATTTGAAACGTTTTCCATGTTTTAAAAATTTTTTGAATACACATTATAACGTTTTTGGTGAGTATTGTCACTCTCAATCATGCATACGGAAAACTCTAGAGGAGGTAGACGAAAAGGGGGGGATGGGGTCGCGTTTAAGTCCCGGGCGCCGCCTGCGGCAAATTGTCGCATGTGACATAGTGTCGCACCCGGGCAAAGTTATCCACAGGTTATCCACAACTTAATGCAATCAGTTATATTAACTGCACTTAATCCATGATACTAATAACGCATAAGAAAGGAAGGTAATTATGCCAAATGAAGTGACTACAACTAAATCAATTAACAATGTAGATATTACTCCAGTGATGAAAGAAGTAATAGAGTACAGCAAAGACCAAGCAAGTATTGGCGATCTTGAACAACTGATAAGTAAAGTTCCTGCAAAAGATAGCATGGATTGGAAACTAATTAGTGGTGTACTAATGAACTCACTAGTCGAGTGGGTGGCAGAAGATAAGGAGGATAGGGTAGAGCTAATTCACAGACTGCAATCAGATGTGGGTTATATCTTAAAGCGAATGGGTTTAACTATGTGACCTTCCTTACATAGTTATTACAAAAGGGTAGTATCTTCCGAGCTACCCTTTTTTTACGTCTGCATCTCAGCGTGAGCTAACCCGCGGGCGCCCGGGCAACAAGTCATAAGTATTATAACGATATTAACATTGATGGGAGTTATGGGAGTTTGTGAGGGGTGGGATATCACTAGGTAAACCGTTTTAACACCCCTCGAAATTTGTAAGGCAAGAGCCGAATAACTCCGTTTATCTTGCCTCAGTAGGATTTATCACAAGATGCTTCTAGTCTTACACTTGTCTAGCTACTTGTTAAAGCTCTTTAAACTAAGAAGTTATATCATCATGCTTTAACTAAACATACTATACATCTTTCCAAACCATAACGCAACAGGTCGATTACTTTTCTTGTGGATAAGTCGCCACACTCCTTGATCCCATTCATAAGTATATGTATAATCAATAGTCCATTTGTTCCAACGAATCATAGTAGTCCTTTCTCTTTCTATCTGCAGTAATAACACGAATCCAAGTTCAAGTCAACCACAGGAACTTCACGCCCGGGCCCAGCACGGCGAAGCAGGGTAGTCCAACAATACGCATGATGGCATTGATAGGAGTTACAGGAGTTGCAGCAGCTCAGATGAGATGCAGCAGCTGCAGCAGCGTCCAACCAGCTAGCACGATAGCAGCCAGTTTTAGTGGTAATAGTAGTAATAATACTAGGAAATGTCCCATTTTTCTTTCTCTTTCTCTTCCTGGTTCTTATATAATACACCTGCATCCAGGCGTCAATAGGATCCTGAACTTTCTTTTTAAGTCCCGGGACACAAGTAAAACAGCCAAATAATTTTTAGCTTTTCCAACTAACTCCCGGCGCGCGCCCGGTGCGTAAACCAGCTCACAAAAAATGGCAGAAAGGCTTGAGTTATTATAAGGGAGTTTGGGAGTTTAGGCGCGCAGCGCCCGGGCCGGAAAACTTATCCACAGGTTATCCACAATTTAATGTGGATAACCCAGAGGAGTTTCGGAGTCTTAGTTATTAAATACTGTATCGTACATCTTATCTAATGTACTCCTGTTATCCTCGTTTGCAGAAGCTACTGCCTCTTGGTTCTTCTTCATGACAGGGACTACACTATCATAATGATTTAGTATTCTGCTTAATACTTGGTTGTTTTCTTCTAATGATTCGTTGATTCTATTTAATGCGTCAACTATTGCGTTGTTGCTATCTTCTGGTAATACCATATTTAACTCCTTTATTATATTTCTATCTATAATATAACACCTAATGACAGCACATGCAACCCATCACGCAAATTAGTTGTGGATAACTTTTTAAGCACCAAGTTCCATGAAGCTGGTTGGCGCGCAGCGCGCCCGGCCAGTCCGGATGGGTGAGGCATCTCCTAAAAAACCTAGGAAACCTGCGGGAGTTTCGGAGTTTCCATCCTGCTTCCTGGCTGCTGGCGCAGCTCCTGGATCCCGGGCTGGTAAATAAAATGGCGGACTTCTGCGGTTAACAGGAGTTTCAGCTCGGAGTTTACCCCGCGGGCGCCGGGCGCCCAGCGAAGGGCCATGGGCCATTATCTAAGGATTAAGGGTTTATATAGGAGTTTGGGAGTTTACGACTTCCCATAAAACGAGGTCCTCGAGCCTTCCCTCGTACACCCCGGGCACTTTGTCCACGGTGCATTGCCCAAGTTCCTTGGTTTTGGAGCCATGAAACAATTTAACATGGCGGTTGGGTAGCCCCCCAACCAAGATAAATGACTGAGCTCCTGCTAATGTGTGACGCATATTCCAACCAATTTGAAAGGGTGATATTGTTATTTTATTATTAGCTTTAATTATTTTTAATTCAACTGTGAAGAATCCTGTAACATTGTGAAATATTAAGCAATCTGGGAAACCTGGTGTAACATAACTTTCAAGGCGTGAAACAATATATTTATCAGCCCCACCCTCTAATAATTTCTTTACATTCTTCCAGAAGTTGGTCTCCGCTTTTACGGTCATACTTCTTTTTACTCTTCACTATCTTTTGTTTGTACTGGGGTGATGTCCTTAAGTTCTTCGCTATTGGGTTTCTCTTCTTCAACTTCCAAGACTGTTGTTGCTCCTTCTTTTTTAAATTTACCACCTAATCCAATCTCCTTAAGTTTAGCTAAAACTTCTTCTCTAGACATAGTATCAATTGCACCTGTTCTGATTTCTTTTCTATCGATGTACAATCCAGCAGCTTGTCCTCGCAAGCGCTCAGCATTAACAGCAGCACTATAAGACTTCTCAGCCAAAGACTTCTCACGTAACCTAGCAAGCTCTTGTACATGCCTTGTTAATTTAACTTCATGTGTTTTTTCTAACTCCGCACGTCTTGCCAACACAGCTTCTACTACTTTTGGATAGCGTTTACCATTTAATAATAATGATGCTGTAACGTTAGCCGATCCTTCTGAATAACCAGCTTGTCTTGCAGCTTCTGTTGGTGTCATTCTACCTTCGTTCTCTGTATATATCTTAACAAAGATTTTCTGTTTATCTGTCAATCCTTCCCCATCTTTAGGGTGTCTAATTGACATGTCTTTTGTGGCACCATTTGTGCCACCTCTAATTCTTTTATCTACCATGCTGTAACCCGCTGTATAGTTGAGTTTTTACTCATTTTAGTTCTTAAAAAACAAAAAAGTGCCTTGCGTTGTTTAGAGTAGTGACACATAGGTGCCACAAGATAAACCATTGAATTATATAACTTAATCGTCAAATGTGTCACTGTGGCACCAATATCCCGGTATTTAAAAAAAATAAAACACTCTTGAGCAAAATATACACTATACATACGCCTCACACAATAGAAATTGACCGATTTCTGCCATTCCCATTTTTAAGCCAGCCACGTGCTATCAACCTGTGCACATAACCATGTACTTGACTCTTTGAATGCATACCATTCAATTGTTTCATTTCTTCATATGATGGAGCATACCCATTAGCTTTGACAAAGTCTTTTACCACCTCATAAAACTTCTTTTGTTTGGGTGTTAACCCTTCTTTATCTTTTTTCTTCAAGGCCTTTTGCATCCGGATGACTCCAATATTCTTTTTCCGCTTCGCGTAACATCTCATTATGACCCCATTCATCAATTGCTTCTTTTGTTATTGATGCCTCCAGGGTTTTCTGGATTTCTTTTTCATCTTCAGTTAACTGAATCCTCGTTGGACCCTTCCTCCTTACATATGTATGGACCTTGGCCCAGGTAATAATGTATTTAGAAGCCTTGGGCCGTGTATAACCACGATCTGGATCAAGTGAAGGGAATTCTGGTTTAGGTGTAGTATCAAAATTATCCTTGATATACTCTAATACGTCCTCATCCTTCTCAAACTGCTTGACTATCTTCTCTATAACTTTCTTCTCTAACCATAAATTAATC